ATGGGCTCCAAATTTACAACCTACAATAGTTCCTACTTTATAATAAAAATCTTAAATATAATAATTAAGAATAAATAATGACTAAGCAAAAAATTATAGATCTTTTTGGTTATAAAGCAGGAAGAAAATTATACAACTTATTGTATAGTAGCTGTGCTAATTTTTGTTGCATAGTTAAAGACTGCTTAGGTATAAGTTTTTTAGGAAGTCCAACATTATATTTAAATCAACAAGGAGACTGGGTAGCAGCTTCAGGTCCTCAAGGACCACAGGGTCCACAAGGCCCACAAGGACTTTCAGGATTTGAATGGGACCCAACAAGAATAGGTACAAATCAATATTTAATAGGAGATATTGTAAACTATCTCGGCAATTATTATATTTGTATAGCTAACAATGATGCTTTAATCCCTCCTTCTACTTTAGGAGTTTATTGGAATACATATTCATTTGTTGGTCCTCAAGGACCTCAAGGTATTCAGGGAATACAAGGTGTTCCAGGACCTGTAGGTATGCCAGGATTATTTGCACAAACTGGTAATAGTACAATAATTTCAGGAACAACAGTAGAAAGTTCTTTAATTAACGGAGGTGTGGGTACTTTAAGTGTGCCTGCAAATGGATTTCAAGTTGGCGATAGTTTTAGATGTATTTTTGGCGGAGTATTAACTGCAGCAAATAATCAAACCATAAGAATAAGGTCTTCCTCAAATGGTGTTATATTATTAGATAGCGGAGTGCAAGCCATATCAAATATAACTAATGATGTTTGGAGTTTAAATATTGATTTTACGATTAGACAAATAGGCGGTGCAACTGTAGCCTCTATAGTTTCTTTGGGGAGTTTTCATTATACTAAAACTGTAAATGCCACTATTCAGGGATTTGCATTTAATGTTGTTAATAATACTACATTTGACACTACAATAAACAATACATTAGACGTTACCGTACAATGGGGAAGTAATAATGCAGGGAACTCAATATATAGTGATATATTTATATTAAACAAAACATATTAAAAAAGTTAAATAAATGAACAGATTAAGTAGAGCAGATATTTTAACCATGTTTGGTTACACAGCAGGTACTAAACTATACAATATATTATACAGTAGTTGTGCAAATCTATGTTGCCTAATTAAAAATTGTTTAGGTATTTCTAGTGGAGGTAATGCAGGCTTAGTTTTAAATCAACAGGGAGATTGGGTTTTACAAACAGTAACTATTCCAATTGAAATACAAAGTGTTGCAAGTGATGAATTAACTCCTTTAACTCCTGGAACATCAAAAGTTACTTTTAGACTTCCAACAGCTTTTACACTTACTGAAGTAAGAGCAAGTTTAACAACTGCTCAATCTTCTGGACTTGACTTTACAGTTGATATAAACCAAAATGGAACTTCTATTTTAGGGACACTATTAACTATTGATAATGGACAAAAAACAAGCACTACAGCTTCAGTACCTGCTACAATTGCAACATCTTCCTTAACTGACGATGCTGAAATAACTGTAGACATTGACCAAATAGGAGATGGAACTGCTACAGGCTTAAAAATAACTTTAATTGGTACTAGATAATAATTAATCCTTATTCTTTTGGACCCTCTTTAGACCCAGACGCTCAGGCTTTTTTAACGGCTGCAAGTATAACAGACGCTACTATTTCTGGAGCTATTGATACCTTAGTAAATAGTAAAGACAAAATTATAAAATAATGAAAATACCCGAATTTAATATAGTAACTTATTTAAAAACATTATTAATTTCTTTGATTGCCTTTGTCTCTCCTATATATGGATTGTTACTAGCTGTAGGTGCCATGATTTTTTTGGATACTATATTAGGAGTTACTAAAGCAATTAAATTGGAAGGGTGGGAATCTGTTACATCTAGGAAAGCAAGTGTAATTATTAGCAAATTTTTACTTTATCAATTAACTGTATTAACCTTTTTTATAATAGACTATAATTTAATAAATGAGTTTACAAAATTACATTATCAAAATAATTATTTATTAACTAAATTAGTAACACTATCCTTATGTTTTGTAGAAGCAAAGAGTATAGATGAAAATATAAAAGCTATTTTTGGATTTTCTATTTGGACAAATTTAAAAGAAGTTTTAATAAGAACACAAGAGATAAAAAAAATTCCAAAAAAATAAAATTTAAACATGCAAGTTTATTTTTTAAACAGTCTTCCTGATATTGGATACCCTTTTTATATTTATTATGTTAAAACAGATGGTAAATATTATGGTTGGGATGGACAAAATAATAGATTTTATAATTTATCTACACCAAATATAGATGACTTAGTAGGATTAAGTTTTGAAAATTTACAAGAAGGAGATGTATTATCTTATGATAGTATTTCTCAAACATGGATTAATAAAGTTATAAATACATCTACAGGAGTAAATTCTTTTAATGAAAGACAAGGAGATGTATACTTATTAAGTTCAGATGTAACTTACGCACTAGGATATACACCAGAGAATGTAGCAAATAAAGTTACTGTAATAATTCCCGAAGAAATAAGTGATGTAAGCTATCCAAGCACAAGTGCGGTGTATAATTATATTACAGGTGCAATTTCAAAGTCTTATGGTTCTTGGAAAAATGAAGAAAGTCAATTTGCGGCTACTAATACTGAAGGATATGGAATTAAATTTAATACGGCAGATATTTCAGAACAGGGGATTAATATAGAACTTGATTTATTAGGAAATAAAACTCTTATTAGGTTTTTAAATTCTGGAAAATATAATATACAGTTTAGTTGTCAATTTGAAAATATAAGTACACAATTTAACGATGTGTCTATTTGGTTAAGAAAAAATGGAGAGGATTCTATTGCTGATATAGCAGGAACTGCTCGTTATATAACAATACCAATTAGATATGATGAGATAAATGGTCGTAATACAGTATCATTTAACTATTTTGTAGAAGCTATTGCAAATGATTATTTTCAACTTGTATGGGCCACAACAAATTTTGAAACTATAAGTATGACATCTTACAAAGCAGTTAACCCTACACCTAGTTCTTATTCAGCAATATTAACAATTAATCAAATAAATTAAAACCCTTAAAATATAAAACCATGAAATTATCAAAACATTTAGATCTAGCGGAAGTTACAAGATCAGAAACTGCAAAAAGAAAAGGAGTTAGCAACATGCCTACTCCTGAGCATATTGAAAACTTTAAATTATTGGCTGAAAAAATATTCGAGCCTATTAGAGAGCATTTTAATGTTCCTATTTTTATATCTAGTGGATATAGAAGCAAAGCTTTAAACCAAGCTATTGGTGGGAGTTTAACCTCACAACATTGCCAAGGTGAAGCAATTGATATTGATATGGATGGTAGCTCAAGCGGAGTTACTAATGCTCAAGTATTCCAATTCATTAAAGACAACTTGAATTTTGACCAAATGATTTGGGAATTTGGAACAGATAAAAATCCTGATTGGGTTCATGTTTCTTATGAATCAACTGGTAAACAAAGAAAACAAATACTTAAAGCCATAAAAGTTAACGGTAAAACAAGTTATGTTCCTTATAAATAAATTAAAACTACAAAAACTTAAAAAATAAAACTATGAAATTTTTTAGAGAAATGTTTAGTGATGATAATTCTATTAATGAAAAATCTTTAATTGGATTTTTAGCTTTTATCATGATGTGTTTATTTGCAATAGTAGATATTGTTACAGGATATTTAGGAAAAGAGCTTGTTGTAAATGAATTTATATTCAATGCTTTTGAAGTGCTAGTGTTAGGTTCATTTGGTATTGCAGCTACAGAAAAAATTACAAGCATTATAAAATCTAATAAAAACGAAGAAAATGAGTCTGAGTAAATTACAAGAAAAAATTGGGGTAACTGCTGATGGAGCGTTTGGCCCTGGAACAATGAAAGCTGCTATGGCTTTTTATGGGTTTACACCTGAGAGAGCTGCACACTTTTTTGCACAAACAGCACATGAGTCTGGAAACTTTAAAGCGTTCTCTGAAAACTTAAACTATTCTGCTGACGGATTGGTAAAAATCTTTGGCAAATACTTTACAGCGGCCACTGCCCCTAAGTATGCTAGAAACCCTGAAAAAATTGCTAACAAAGTTTATTCTTCTAGAATGGGCAATGGTGACGAAGCATCAGGAGATGGCTGGAAATTTAGAGGAAGAGGAGCTCTTCAATTAACTGGTAAATCAAACTATCAAGCATTTTCAGATTATTTGAATAACCCTGATATTATGAATAACCCTGACTTAGTTGCAGGTGAGCTTTCTTTTGAGTCTGCTAAATTCTTTTTTGATAAAAACAAACTTTGGGACATATGTGATAAAGGTGTAACCAAAGAAACTATTTTAGCCCTTACTAAAAGAATAAATGGCGGAACTCATGGTTTGGCTGATAGAGAAGAAAAAACCTTTAAATATTATACATACGTTAAATAATGAAATACATATTTATAATTCTTATTATTTTACTAGGAGTATATATGTGGCTATCACATGATAAGTTTGTTCAAAACGAAGCTATTATACAAAGACTAGAAGACAGTTTGTCTAGAAAAGTAGACACCTTGATAGTAGAAAGAGATGTGGTAAAAGACCATTACATTAAATCTAAAGAGATTGTATATAAGATAGACGAAAGATACATTGCAGGCAAAGATTCTGTTTGTGATAGCTTAGTAGTAGCCCTAAAAACATCTCTTACAAACTGTGATAAAGTAATAGTTAAATCAGATACTTTAATTAAAACACTATTAGTTAGAGATACTGTAAGGCAAAATCATATACAATATTTACAATCTAAAAATAAGTTTTCTTTAATTGCAGGCCCCACCTTATCACTTACCCCACAAGGCATTCAACCTGGAATAGGTATTTCATTTGGTTTTAAATTAAAATAAATAAATAACAAGGATTAACTATGAAAACATTGTCTAAAGAAGAATTAATAAGTAGGTTAGAAGCTATTAATCGTAGTAATGCTATTATTTATTTTGACCTTAATGGTATAATTCTTGGAGTAAATTCTATTTTTTTAGAGACAATGGGATATAAAGAAGGAGACCATGAAAAAATTATAGGTAAGCATCATAGTATTTTTGTTTCTACTGACTATGCTAATTCAAAAGAATATGAAAAGTTTTGGAAGAAATTAAGAGATGGTCAATTTTATGAAGGGGAATTTGAAAGAGTTAAGTTAGATGGAGAACTTATTTATTTACAAGCAACTTATAATCCTATATTAAATGAAAATGGAGAGGTTACTAAGATAATGAAAATTGCTAATGATGTTAGTACAACAGTTATAGCAAAAAATGAAATTAATGCTGTAAGTAAAAGTAATGCTGTTATTTATTTTGATTGTGATGGATATATTCTTGGGGCAAATTCTCTTTTCTTAAAAACTATGGGTTTTGATGAAAGAGATGAGAATAAAATTATTGGAAAACATCATAGTATTTTTGTAAGTTTTGAGTACTCAAAATCAGAAGAATACAAGGAGTTTTGGAAAAAACTAAGTAGTGGTAAATTTTTTGAGGGGGAATATGAGAGAAGAAAAATGAATGGGGATACTATTTATTTAAAAGCTACTTATAATCCAATACTTAGTAATGATGGAGTTTGCAGAAAAGTAATGAAAATTGCCAATGACATTACTGAGACTATTACTAGTAAAAACAAAATCAATGAGTTATCTAAAAATTTACAAGTAGAATTAGATAATTCTAATAAGCTTAGAGTTGCTTTAGAGATAGAAAAAAATAATGTTTTAGAAGATTTAGAAGCAACAATTAAAAAAAGTCAAAATGAATTAATTGGTACTATTGTTAAAACTGCTTTAGGAGTTATAGTTAGCGTTGGCTTTATAACAACTGTAATGTATTCATTTGCAATTTTATCAAATAAAGATACTCAAATAATTGGATCAACTTGGAGTAATATGTTTAGTGTATTATTAACTAATGCATTTTCTATTGTAGG